AAGGTGATCAAGTGTATAGAGAGGAAAAATCAAATGAAATAGTAGCAGCAAAGAAAAAAGAAGATTTGATGAAAGCAAAAATTGCAGATGAAAGAAAGAGAAATTTAATGAATAAAGTTAAATCTGGAAATAAACAAGGGAAAAATACAGGAAGAGAAAAAAATATCGAAAAAATAAAAGATAGAATGAATAAAAAATTACAAGAAAGGAAAAATAAGGAAAGTAATAGATTTAAATTACAAGAGGATAGTTTAAAAAGAGAAGAAGATGAATTAAATGAAAAAAGAAAACAGATAAATGCTAAAGAGAAAGAAGTATTATCATTAAATGACAAATTATCTAAAATGAGTGATTTGTGCAAATCTATTAATAATTGTTAATTTATATATAGTTATTTACAAGAAAAAATGAAAAATTATTCATTAATAATATAAATTACTAATGAAAAATGCGCTTATGATATTTATAATATTTATCGGAATACTTATGATAGTTATTGATATAACTAGGATAAAAGCAGGTTTAATAAAACAGGAACCTAAAATAATATACAGATACATACCAAGAACATTTGAAGAGGAACAATTAGACCCAGTATATGTTACAGATATATTTGAAACTTTATTTTCGCAACCATCACCATGGGTTGGTGCAGTAAGAACATATGATCAAAGAAAACAAGAAAAAATTAATCAATATTTTGTTAGCCAGTTATAAACTATCAATAAACCCTATAAATAAACCCTATAAACTTCTATCAATATTTATGTAGATTAACTTTATCTACATTTAAAGTAGAACCTTTTTTAGATTCTATAAATTTAGAAAAGTCAAATTTATGTTCTTTTTTCTTCCAATTTTTATCATAATTGGCATCATGGAATGCTAAATATTGTTTACAGCCGATATTATTTATTTTAACATCAAAGTTTGCCTTATACCAGAATATCTTATCAAAAAAATCAGCTCTAGCACCTCGGTTGCTTATGACCATACATCCATAATCTTCTGTTAATAAATTAAATATACGCTGGAATGATTTAAAACTTGGAAACATACCAGCATAATTTTCATATAATCTTTTTTGGTTGTTTATATAATCTTCTCCTAATAAGAAAATATAATCAAAATTTGACCTTAATTCTGGAAGTAATCCCAGAGAAAATTGCATTGTCAATATGTATGTTAATTTATAATGCCTACCATCCATAAATATTTCCCTTATGCATTTATCTTTGTCCCATTTACCTTTTGAACTTAAACAATCATCCATTACAAGGAATGCTCTTGGATCAACAAATTTTCCTTGTTTTTTCTTTTCTTTCCATTTATCAACCATAATAGATTGTCTATTTAACAAACCTTGTACTATATCACTATTATATTCATAATGAATATATGTATCTGGAACAAATTTTCCATAATAACAATTCATTTTATCAGTTGGAGCTATGATCATCCCTGTTGGAATTTTTGATTTAAAATAATTTAATAAATCTCTTACTAATATACTTTTTCCAGAACCTCTTTTTGCAATTATACAAATAGCTGGATTAGCCCCCATCATACGAAAATCAAAATTTCGAATAGGTAGCCTATCTCCATTCAATTCTACCTCTTTATTACTCATTATATATATATATATACAAAATATGTGTGTATGAATATACATACATATATATTTTTAATCAAAATTGGCTATATCAATAAATACATCATTAGATGGTAATCTGATTTTATTTTTTCCGACAAGATGGTATGATCTTGTGCTTATATCAGATCCTTTACTAATATTTGGAAGTTTAGGTGATAATATATTAACTTTTACAGTTTCACAACAGCTATCAAAATAACATGATGTTACAAACCATATTATAACAGCTACAACACATGGGGCTAAAATAGGTACCTTATTTTGTTTAATTTCTGGGTCATCTTTATGTTTCTGTGCATCATAATAAAAATATCCATATGTTATTAAACCGGCTAATGCTCCGAGTATTATAGGGTTTTTTACAAAATCCATTTATATATCTATGTTTAGATTTTATTTACTTAATATAATTCACAAAAAACTCACTTTTTTCAGATTTGCTCTTAGCAGAATTAATATCTTCTGCTCTTACAAACACATTGTTATTGTTTGTATTTGCAACTAAAGATGTTTTATCATCTTCTAATTCACTCTTTATTTTTGTTAATTTATTCTGTATTGACATAGTATATTCTGATGTAATATCATCTGTCTTATCTGTTATATCTTCCTTATCTGTTACATTGTCCAATTTATTTGTATTATCATCTTTATCATTATTAATCCCAAGTAATTGATTTGTTAAATTATCATCATTATTATTTCCAGTTTCATTTTCAGTATCATTATTTTCTCCAGTTTCGTTATCATAGTCATCATTATTCTGTTTACTATTGTCTAACATAGATTCATTTAATTCACCTCCAGTCATATTATCACTTTTTTTGTATAAATCTGCATCAACCATATTTTTCATATTTGCATATTCTGCATCACTTATATTTTTTTTAATTTCATAATTGGTGTCATCCATATAATCATTTTTGAGATAATCCATAAGTATTAATTTCATAGGTAACATTCTCCTAATAGCTTCCTTAATGGAATTTTTTATTATTTCAAAAGTTTCTCTTTGATTTCTATTAATTTCAATATTCGGATATTCATGCCAAAATAATTCTGGGTTATTATAAACGGCCCTTGCACATTCTATATAACATTTATGTATAAAATCGGTAATATCTGCCCTTTCATGATATTTTTGGTTTACAATTTCAGATTTTTTGTGTGATGCATTAAATGTTAATAGTACGATATTACTTTTTATGACTGCCCTTATAAGATCATCAAAAAACTCTCTATCTCTACAGCAATTTTTTATTCTTACTGTTTCTTTTTCTATTTGTGTTTTTGTAAGATTGGGTATATTTTTCAGATACATTTGAAATATTTTTAGAGGTCCAGCAATATTTACATTTTTTGTATTATTTCTTTGCAACTCTAAACTAGTACTTACTGCATTATTATACATAGCCTTTAATCCTTCATATAGCAATGGTGTAATTATATTACATAAGAATACTGTATATTCATTCTTAATTTCAACTATATTCTTTTCATAGAAATGAGTCATTATATACTGGTCATAAATATTATTAAATTATGTAAACAACGCAATTATGTATAAATTGTATAAATTAAGTATTAAATTTTGTTACTGTTATACATATTAAGTATATCAATAAATATTGGTTTTATATCTTCTGAAAATTTAAGGATCAAATCCTCATTACCAAATCCAGTATAAGGATTTACTTTAAATATTGCCAAATCTTTTTCATTATCTATTTCTATCATCCAATATGTATCATGAGATATGCTGATACATACATTATTTTCAGTATAGGAACATATACTATCTAATTTATGTTTTGGCCACCAATCAAAATTTTGCATGATAAATTCTATCTTATTAATATTATTATTTTTAATATACATTAGGGATATATTTATTGATGGCTTAAATCCAACCATTTTATTTATTGATATGTCGTATGAGTACATTATTTTTCGAATATGTTATGTTACTGATATATTAGACACAGGTTAATTTACTAATTATAAATCAATTTTTTGATAATCTTCTAATAATTTAACTACTTCAATATGGCCATTTTTAGATGCATACATTAACGCCGTCATTCCATAATTATCCTGTATATTAACATCAATATCTTCTTTTTCTAATAATAATTGAACTATTTCTATATGGCCCTGCCAAGATGCTTTTATTAGAGCCGTATATCCCCAATTATTTTCCATATTGACATCAATACCTTCTTTTTCTAATAATAATTTGACTATTTCTATATAACCTTCCCAAGATGCTTCAATTAACGCTGTATATCCATTTTTATTTTGTATATTAACATCAATACCTTCTTTTTCTAATAATAATTTAACTATTTCAGTATGGTTAAATCTAGATGCTAATATTAACACTGTATTTCCATATACATCTTGTATATTAACATCTTCTGGTGGTAATCTGTTAACCAAATTTAATAATTTATCCCCATCTTGCCTATCATCATCCTTTTCAAATTCTTCAAATATTTGTTCAATTATAGGTTTATCATAGAATACCTTTGACATTCTTGGTGTAATACTTTAATTATACTAAATTATTAGTATTATTGTAGTTAAATTATCAATTTTTCTGTGTTATGGTAAGTATTACCGATCTAATGTAAATATCTGTCATAACCGTATAATATACCATATATATAACATTATGTGTAGCAAAGGACCTATATACAGTACTATTATATAGATTCTTTTTACACACAGATTGGAGCTGTAGATTGGTTTGGGCGATTTGGTTTTGGAAGAAATAATAGTTTCGTAGAGTATTTTGTGTATGATGGACCATATTAAGGGCCAATAAAGTGTTACAATTGATGTTTATTATGCCTTGTTTTGCATTTTTAATTGTGTGTGATCGAAAGGTATAATTTTAGGTAATATATGTGGGATTGTTTTGATTGTACATAAATTAATTAACTGGATTTATGATTTTCCAATAATTTTACTATTTCAGTATGGCCATATGCTTCTATTAGTGCTGTGTTGCTATTATTATTTTGTATATTAACATCAATGCCTTCTTTTTCCAATAATAATTTAACTATTTCAGTACAGCCATTACTAGATGCCATTATTAGTGCTGTATTATCAAAATTATTTTGTATATTAACATTAATACCTTCTTTTTCTAATAATAATTTCACTATTTTAGTATAGTTAAATGTTATAGCTGATATTAATGCTGTATCTCCATGATTATTTTGTATATTAATATTAATATTAATATCTTCTTTTTCTAATAAAAATTTAACTATTTCAGTATAACCATAATAAGATGCACATATTAGTGCTGTATCTCCATTTATATATTGTATATTAACATCAATATCCCCTTTTTCTAATAATAATTTTACTATTTTAATATAGCCATAAAAGGTTGCATATATTAGTGCTGTATTTCCATATTCATTTTGTATACTAACATCTTCTGGTGGCAATCTTTCAACCAAATTTAATAATTTATCCTTATCTTGCTTATCCTTATCTTTTGCAAATTCCTCAAATATTTGTTCAATAATGGATTTATCATAGAATACCTTTGACATTATCCTAATATACCAACAATTATACTGTCATATTAATTTACTAATTATAAATCAATTTTTTTGGTAATCTTCTAATAACTTTATTATTTCAGTATATCTATGTCTCTTTGCATATTTAAGTGCTGTATCTGTATAATTATTTCGTATATTAATATCAATACCTTCTTTTTCTAACAATAATTTAACTCCCTTGCCATAACTATTGAAAGATGCAATCATTAGTGCTGTATTACCATGTCTATTCTGTACATTAATATCGATACCTTCTTTTTCCAATAATAATTTAACTACCTTACCACGACTATTGAAAGATGCAATCATTAGCGCTGTACTATCGGTAATATTTTTCATATTAATATCGATACCTTCTTTTTCTAGTAATAATTTCACAATTTCAATACAACCATATTTAGATGCAAGTATTAGTGCTGTATTTCCATGTCTATCCTGCATATTAATACAGATACCTTCTTTTTCTAACAACAATTTAACTATTTCAACATATTTGTATATAGATGCTAATATTAACACTGTATATCCATTATTATTTTGTATATTAACATCTTCTGATGGTAGTCTTTCTACCAAATTTAATAATTTCTCTATGTCATACTTATCATCATCATTTCTGAACTCCTCAAATATTTGTTCAATTATAGGTTTATCATAGAATACCTTTGACATTCTTCTGATATAGCTATTAATATACCAACAATCATATTGTCATATTAATTTACTAATTATAAATCAATTTTTTTGGTAATCTTTTAATAACTGTATTGTTTCAAGATGATTGTGTCTAGATGCATATGTTAGTGCCGTACTTCCAAAATTATCCTGTATATTAACATCAATACCTTCTTTTTCTAACAATAATTTGACTATTTTAGTACATCCACAACAAGATGTTTTAATTAGTGCTGTACTTCCATAATTATTTTGTATATTAACATTAATGTCTCCTTTTTCTAATAATAATTTGACTGATTCAGTTTTACCTAGCTTGGATGCGCATATTAGTGCTGTATCCCCACGTTTATTTTGTATATTAACATCAATACCATCTTTTTCTAATAATAATTTGACTATTT